ACTGCCACACTACCTGCTGTGGTTACACCTGTAATTGTATCTACTTTTAATTGACTTGCCATTATGCTAGGTCTCCCGTTACTTGCATACAATTATGATTTGCATCTTCCCAGTCAGCGTCAATTACCCAAAGTAAAATACTACCAGTAGCAGTTCCACTTGTAGAAATCATTGGGTGATGATTACTACCACCATCTGCTAATGTTCCGTGAGCCGATACACAAGAATAGTTTGCATTTGCCATGCTATTTGTATAGTTATATGTAACCTGACCTTCAGAAGTATCAGTTGCAGCCGATTGATTAAAGCTATCTTTTAAAGTAAATTCACCTGCATTATCTACTTGTGCCCATGATTTTGTTAATCCTTGTACAGTATTTTGTGTAACAGCACCACTATCAGATACAAAAGTAGATGTATTACCTATCTTAACATTCGTGCCACCTGAACCTGCTTTATCTACAATGGTGTCTACATTTAATTGACTTGTCATACGATACTCCAATAACCATTAACAGTAACTGTCGCTGATTGTGTAATGGGACCTCCACTAACCCCATTCTCATCACTATCTATTGTTATATCTGCACTTATTGTTTGTCCATTTAATCTAATTATACTGTTATTTCCTTTAAACGGATATCTCGTATCTGCTTCTGCTTTTGTGTAGGAGTTGGCAACTGTAAACACATCATAAACAACCATTTCTACGATGTCGTTTAAACTCGCTGCTTGAACTAATACAACTGTTGTGCCAGTGGTCGCAGTATAGTCTGTTCCCGGCACAAGCAACACGCCATTTTGATAAACATCCATGTACCTTGAATCATTATAACTCAAAGACAAAGAGTTGGCATCTGATCCACTGAAACTGGTTTGACTAGCAGTTGCCTGATACTGAAACCTACTTCTTACTCCAAAATTTTGTGATCTTCCTATATATGCCATTATGCTAAATCTCCACAAAGTTGCCAAGAATTTTCATCAAAATCTTCCACAGTGGCACTACCATTAGTTGCACTAATGTAAACACCATAAGAACGCAGACTTCCTGCAGCTCTTAATATAGCACCATTTCCTCTAACAGTTGCACCTACTCCATTATTTTCATAAGCATGACATTGAGCAGTAGAATAATCTCTTGCACCTGAAAAGGCATTTGTAAAACTTGTTGTCGTATCACCAGTTCCATTATCCACTATACCAGACACATTAAAACTTTCGTCTGTGGTATTACTATTCGTTGGGTCAAACTGCCACCAAACTTTAACTAACCCCTGTGCAAGATTAGTAGTCGCAGAACCACCTTCAGAGTCTACAGTTAGACCTTTTGTTAAATTGGTCAGAGCCATAATTTACTCCTTATGCGTAAGGACTTGTTCCTAGATTAGTTGTGTCCCAAGCTGCCTTTAACTTTGTTATCGTATCTGCATTAGTAATTGCAGAAGCCGCTGGAGCATCCCTTAATGCTTTTTTCTTTGTTTTAATTGTAGATTGAGCAGATGAATCATCGTCTTCTAATGCTTTCATAAACAAAGTATCTTGTTCTTCAAATAAAGGTTTCCTTACTTCTCTTATTTTTTCTTGGAAAATCTTTTTAGCTTCAGTCATATCTTCAGATATAACCTTACCATTAAGTGTCCAAGCATTTCTAAAATGTCGGTCAGATGGTTTGGTTACAGAAGAAGCATCTACTGTATTACCATCTTTATCCATTATCATTGTTTTTGCCATATTTATCTCCTTATGCTACTTCTTGGCTTTTGTTAACATTTTCATCAATCTTCCAAGCATTTCTCCAAACTCTTGTACTTGGAAGTTGATCCTTTCTACAGATAACCAATCTAGGTCTATTGGCTTTCTCGTAATCTCTCCACACTCTTTGTGGTATGTCCTTCATAATTAAATATTCTATTGCTTGTTCTTCTGTCATTGGTTCAATCGGTTTAGTATTGTGCAGTAAATAACCTCTTGTATGTTTCTTAAAATCTGGTTTTGCTTCATCTTCTGCTAACGCCCAATATACTTCAACTGGAGGTAAAATACCACCTTGCAATGCACAAGCCATCCAATTAGGGTCAGGCACTGTTACCTTTGCACATTCTTCTGGTGCATCTGGGTCTTCCCATACTATACGATAATCAGATTGTTTGCCTTCTAACTTTTCTTTTGCCCAACACAATCTATCCCAAAGATGTGTTCCCTGAAATTCAGGTGTTTTTATTTTTGTCATGCTAAATCTCCAAATACTGTGCCATTACTATTAGACAAGTCAGCATTAGTTCTGTTTGTACTGCCATCAACATAGTAAGTTTCACACTTTACAGAACTTGTAGCATAACTTGCGTTGTTATCTTGTGGTTCGTGATGTAGACCAGAAGAAGTGCTACTAGGTATTTGTGCTGCTGTTCCTTGAAAACAATAATTTATGTTACCCATACTATTAGTAAAATTATAAGTGTAAATTCCTGTACCACCATCTGTTACACTTCCAACATTTAATGAATCTAAAGCGGCAGGTGTTCCTGCATCACTATCTAAATTTATCCACATTTTTGAACATCCATTTAAAAGATAATCTGTATCAATAGATTTTTCTGTGCCACCTTTTATTTGACCAGATGTTGTTAATGTATCAAATGCTATTGTTCCGTTTGCCATTATGCTAGGTCTCCGTGTGCTGCAGCTCCAAAATAATTACTGTCAATAGGATTATCTTGACGTTTTGATATAAGAACGAAACTTCCTGCAGCATGGCTGTTGTTCATTCCACCATAAAGTCCATAACCACTACTGGTAGAGTCAGTATTAGGGGAAGCTGTTGTTGAATAGTTAGCACTACTCATATCATTATTCATAGTAATTGTGTAATTTCCAGAACCATTATCTGTCGTACTTGTTAAGTTGAAAGAATCGCCTACTCCTGTAGTACCAGTTCCTGATAAAGCTGTACCATCAAGTTTTACCCAACACTTTGCTAACCCTTGTTGTAAGTTCGTAGTGTTTGTTCCACCCTCTCCTGTAACAACAATGCTACCTGCTGAAGTTGTACCTGTTAAGGTGTTTGTCTTTATGGTACTCATGCTAGGTCTCCTGCAACCATTATACAATATAAATCTCGGTCTGCTGCTGCACCACCATCAGACATATTTGAACCCCTAGAGCCAGTAGTTGACCTTCCAAAATTACAAACAAACATATTTTCATTATTAGCACCTAATGTGCCACTTTCCCCTGAAGCAGAATAGGTAGTATTAGCCATAGGATTTGTAAAAGTATCTATATACTCTCCTGTTCCATTGTCTGTAATACTAGCACTATTAAAAGAATCACGAGTAGCTATTGTTCCTGTTCCGTTTAAATTAATCCAAGCCTTTACCAATGATTGAACAGTATTCTGCGTAACACTTGTACCACCATCAGACTCATACACAGATGTATTCTTAATTCTTACATCTGTTCCTAATGTACCACCACTATGCCTTAAAGTATCTGCATTAACTTGACTCATGATGTCACCAACCTTCCACCACTTTCAACTGTAAGTGTTACACCAGATGCAACTGTAAGTGGTCCTGTAGCTTGAGCATTTTCTGTTGCCAAAATAGTTACATCGGAAGTTAAACTTTGAGCATTGGTTCTAAATATACCACCAGATTTAAAGTTACCTTTGTTTTCTGCGGCTGGAGTAATAGTTCCAAAAGTTCTACCAAAAAATAAAACAAAAATATTATTGCCAGAATTAGAACTTGGGGCCTCACTAAATGTTAATGTTGTGCCATCTGGAACTGTATAAGATCCAGTGGGTTCTTGCACTACACCATCAACAGAAACCACAATCTCTTGTTCTGAACTTACAGTTTGATTTAATGTAAATGTAGTTGTACTTCCATCACCACTAAACTCTTGCCTAGTTGGTAAACTTTCAAAAGCTGGAGAAGGATCGTTACCAATAAAAGGCATTAAGTTATCTCCATTATACTAGCTACTGTGTCTAAACTATCTGCCGTATTGGAAACTACAGACAAAGTATGCCCTGTCTGCATAACAATTTTATTTCCACCCATGTACTCAAAACTAGAACCACTAGGAATAGGAATGTCTTTTGCTAAATAAACAGTTTGTCCTGCACTTAATTTAATACTTGCTGTTATTTGGCTAGAAGCCGTATTAGCTAAAGTTAATCCAATAACAACTGTGGTAGTTGATGCTGGAACAGTATAGATTGCCATATTAGCACTAGCCGAAGTATTGGCTCCATTATAAACCTTGTTTTTAAAGGTGTTAGCCATTGTCTACCCCCTACGCTACATCATCTAATAAAGCTGCTACAACACAAGTTACAGTTCCAGAAGAAGATATTGCATGAATATTAGCTACTGTTGTATTTGGTAATCTAGCACAAAAAAATTCATTTTGACCAATTGTTACACCATCAGCTAAATCAGAAGCTGCTGTTCCTCCATCAAAACAAATATATATACTTGCATCTGAACTATTAACATTTTTAATAAAAAGAAATTTAGCTTTATCATTCGTGTGTACTGCCGTTGTTGCTGTATCGTCATCTACCGCAGTATAATCTGTATAATCACCTGCTATTAAGTCTGTACTAGAATTAGATACGCTTGTTAATTTGTAATACCATTTATCATTTGCATCAGCAGGCGTTACTGTCATTGTTGCTGATATTGTTTTTGCAATTTCATCAGGCAATATTGTTGTCTGAATACTTGCTACTGCGTCATCTGCCATATTTGTCTCCTTACCCTAACGCTATGCTGAGTGCAACTACATCATCTGTACTTGCCGCTCCTGTTGTTATACCTAAATTAGTAGGTGTTATTTTTTTCAAAACTCCACCATCGTCTACTAATACAAAATCTGCATCACCACTTGAAGTTGTAGTCGTTGCAGCGTCTGAATTAGCTGTTGTAATTATAGTATTTCCTTCAATAGTTACAACCCCAGAACTTGCTCTTGCTATTGTTGTATCAGAAGCATGACCTAGTTCTATATTACCCCCAACATCAACATCGCCTGTTGTTGTAACTGTATCTATAAAAGCATCTTTCCAGTATGTTCCAGAAGCTCCTAAATCAACATCACTATCTGCTTGTGGAGTAAACGCATTGTCAACTAACTTTACCTGGTGAACATTGTTTGCATAAAAGTGTATTTCATCTGCTGTCTCAAAATCTATTTTAGTTTCATCATCTTCACCAATCTTTATATCTGTAGCCAATAAAGAAGTAATACCTGTTTGGGCCGCATCTACATTTAAAGTGTTTGTAGACAAAGTAATACCAGTTCCTGCCGTTAAAGCAGTTTTAGATACTGATATTGCCGCTCCTGACGCTACACTTGCATCTACAACTGCATCTGATGCCAACTGATCTGCACCTACTGCATCATCGGCTATCATAGCTTGCTCTACTGCATCATTGGCTATTGTAACAGCACCACCATTTGTCATGGTTACATCACCCGATAATGCAGCGGCAGTAAAGCCAGTTCCGTCACCTATTAATATTTGTGTATCTGCGACTGCTTTTGCAGAAACAACACCAGAACTATTAGCGTCTCTTACTAATACGGTGTTGGCAGCTTGGTTAGCTATTTTTGCTAAAGTAACTTGTGCATCTGCTATGTGAGCAGTATCTATTGAGCCATCCGTATAATGCTCTGAGTCTATAGCGTCATCTGCTATTTTTGCACCTGTAACTGCGTCATTTGCTAATTCAGCAGTTACAACTCCACCATCTTTAATTGTTACTGCACCACTTGATACTGCAAAATTATCTGAACTAAATGAAGCCACACCTTTATTAGAAGTTGTAGCATCTTCTCCTGCTATCGTAACTGTATTAGAAGTTGCTGAAGTATCTATGCCTTCACCACCTGCTATTGTTAAAGTTTCACTATCTAAATCAATGGCAATTGTTCCACTATCTGTAGTAACATCTAAATCTTCGGCAGTTACTTTTGTGTCTACATAAGCTTTTACAGATTGTTGTGATGGTATGCCTGTTGCACTATCTGATGACATATCATCTTCATCAAGAAAACTTTTACCATCTAATATATTTAATTCAGCAGCAGTAGAAGTAACAGCAGTTCCATTGATAACAAGTTGACCAGAAGAATCTAAAAACGCTGCTTTTTCGGCAGGTTGAGTACAGAAAACTGTTTTAGCACCAGTTCCCCAATTTACAGCACTATCACTATTACTTGATTGTAAAATTGTAGTTCTAGCTAAAGTTGTCCCAGAAGAAGCATAAGTCCCAATACCTATTTCAAAATCCACTCCATCTGTGCAACAATAGTAAGTAGTATTTCCATCACCTACGGATGAAAAAGACTCAAAACCAGTTTCTGCTCCAGATAAAGTATAAGTACCTGTACCCGTTGTAGCCGTTGTTTCTTTGACTCTATCTTTTAATGCTAATGCCATTTATTATGTCCTTGGTCTTGAAGGAAGACCTACTCTGTATCCGTCTGTATTTTCTCTTGCTTCACCTAAATCTTTTAATCTTTCCAAATACTGCATATATAAACCATTGTAATTTTGTATTACATCTGGCTCACCTTTCATAAAAAGATACGCTTCTATAATTGAACCATATAATAAGGCAAAAGGTGCATTTGTACTAAGCCATGTTGTTCCACTGTCTGCACCAGCAGTTAAACTTGTTGGTCTATAAAAATAATGTAATTCAACAGTGTACGCACTATTTGGTGTAGGTGCTAATATAAAATGATCCTCACTAAATCTAGCATAATATTTTGGAAGTCCAGTTGTGCTAGAAGCAGGTGTATATTCTCTAATAAAGTTTACATCTTTTTGAAGTAAAAAACCTTCTGATCCAGAAGTAGTTATTTGAAAAGAAAAAGAAGCAAGATAATCTGATGGTACATTTACATACTGATCCGAGTTAGTTAAGGTACTTGTTACATTTTTTCTAAAAATATCTAAATCTACAGATTTTAATATTTTTTCTTCTGCTGCTTTTATAAAATCTGGTAAATGTGTAACAAAAGTTGATTCACTATTATCTGTGTAATCTTGTATTGCCGTTTTTAATGTTGCTAATGTAAAACTCATTTATGTTCCTAATGTTGCAGGTCCCGCAGTAGCACTTCCACCACCACCTCTTGTGTTTCCTATTGTAGCAGTTCCACTACTTGCCGTAAATGTGTATGTATCATCATCAACTTTTGTAATAGAATAGCCAGAAGCACCGTTTAAAACTGTAGCCGTAAAACCATCAAACCCTAAAGCATCTCTAAAACGAACAGTATCGCTTGATGAACGACCATGTGATTTTTCAACAACTGTAATTGTATTACTACTTGCCGAGCCAGATATAAAAGGATTTAAACCAAGTAAATTCTCAACACTAACTTCTGTTCTTGAGTCTGGTCTTGGCTCATATAATGCTGTTGGATCTGGACCAGGGCGTATAGGTTCTAATTGTGGATGTTTTGGTTCATATTCATCTTTACCTACTTTTAACCCGTTCCATTCTTTTCTCATTTCTCTTAAACGATAACGAAAGCCAGATCTATCTGAATATCCCCATGCTTTTTTGCCACTTGCATATCTAGCCATTTTATGTACTCAAATAAGAAATATTAGGTGTTAATTTAAGAGGTGTACTATTTGCATCTTCTGCTGCTGCTCTTTGAAATTCCTCTTCATACAAAGTTTTTAAAATCTGTATTCTGTCTGGTGCTTTTTTAATTGCAATGTAATAAGCAAGTCCAGCTACCATACAAGGCAAAAATCTAAATGGTGCATCAGTTGTGTTAACTAAAGCATCTGCATCTTGTATTCGTCTTACATAATAATAAACTAAAGTATAAGAAGCATCTGGAGTTGCCCATAAAGTTATAGTTGGTGTTACTTGTCTATTAAAAAAATATTGACTTGGTTGACCAGTAGTCCCTTTGTTCGGAATTGTTAAATATTCACTTCTACTCATTTGAGTTAAAGTAAAATCTACATTACTACTGTTTCGTAAAACAACTTCCAATAAATCTACATAATCACTTGATAAAGTATATGTTGCAGTGCCAGAAGTTACAGAAACTGTTGCTTGATTCACTGTCCACATATTTAGTCCTCTGTTCGCCCAATCAGCAAACATAAGATTTAAAGATCGTCTTGCCGTTCTAGCATCGTAGCCTGTTCTCATCTCCAAGCCACATCTTTCATACGCTTCTTCTATGATTTCTGCTACATCTAAATCAAAATCTCTTGAGCTTGAAGTTGCCATTATTTTTTACCTAACAATTCACAGTTCTTTATAGTATCTTTAATTGATTGTATCACACTTTTTATTTTTTTTAAAATTCTTCTGAAAAACCTTTTTACTTTTCTAATCATTATTACTCCTAATTTTATAACACTTACAAGTCCATTTTGATCTTTTACAAAACAAACATCTTTCTATAGGTTTACCTTTTAACACCTCACCCTTTTTTAAAGGTTTTATGTTTTTTCTTATGAAATCGTGAAATCTTTTTTCGTCCTCTTTTTTCACTCCATTTCTTCTTACCTGGTGATTTTGTTATTTGTTTTGAAATTGAACTCCGCGAGATTGCCATCTTGTGTCTTCCTTTTAATAAAATCTACCCATAATGTATGTAGCATTTTATGATTTTCTGTGACTTTAACTTCAGTTATTGCTGTTCTTTTATCTACTTCAATAAGAGTAGATACTATCCAAGCAATAGATCCTGCTACAAGAACCACGGAAACACCAGATATTATTTCTTTTCTTATCAACATCTGGTGCTTTCTTTATGCGTAAAATATTGTAAGCATATCAGTTACATCAACTGTATATTGAATTGTCATACCATCTTCAAACAAAACACCATTTGAAGGGATAGTCCTATCTACAGTTTCATTAGCTGTGCCTACTGTTCTTGCAGTCATTAACACTGTTCCGTCTTCTGGAGCACCATTGTAAAAAGATACGGTACCTGCCGTACCTCCAGAAACAATAGACATTCCTTTAAGTCTAATTCTGCCATCACCATTAACGGCTTGAGCACATAAACTTCCAGAACCTACTTTTAGATTAGCCGCATATTGTGCTGAACATTCTACTGCTGTTACAGTTTTAAAGTATTTTGTACCAGCAACTGTTTCTGCTGAACTTGTTGATGTTATAACTTCTGTCATAGCATCACCAAAAACATCTGTACCAGTTATCGTGCAAGTTTTTGCATTGTCCCCAGTTCCAGTTGTCGTAACAGTTACATTTCTGGCTTGACCACCTGCATGAGTAGTGTTTGCCATAGTTGCAGAAGTATCTGGTCGTGCCGCGGTCACCAATCTATCATCATCTGCTGCATTGACATCACTGATGGTTAATACTTTTACATCCGATAGTGCCATTATAATAATCTCCTTATAAATAGGGGGAAATTACTCCCCCTTATTAATTTTACTCAAAAATAAGTCTGCTAATGCACTGATAATGAACATCAACTGCTTCGGCTGCTGCTGCACCTGCTTCAATACCGATATATGGTATTAAATCAATATCATCTGTCATTGCGGCAGATTTAGTTGTACCAGTTGTAACTGCCGTACCACCAGTTGAACCAGAAGTAGAAGTTATGTTGTACTGTTGACCATTAACAAAAATAGACATTTTTCTATCACTATCAAACTCAATTTTAAGATGATAATTGGTGTTCGCTGCTACTGTTATAGGTAATGCACTGATATAATCAGTTCCACCTATACTATGAACAAAGTGTAGCAATGTATAATCATCAAAAGCTTCAGAGTTTGTTGCATCTGTTTGAAACTTAAAAAATGCTTGGTTAGCATCAGTTGCTATTAACTGATCATTAGTAAGTTTTAAACCAGCCCATAACTTTTGGTTATCAATAGCATTTGTATTTAAAGAACATTCCCAATGTACTTGGTTTTCTGTTCCCCACAATGTGCCAGTCCATGCAGTTTGATTGCTATCTAAATGCGGACATACTATAGCTTGGTCTTGGTCTGCACCTGCTGTTGTTAGTACAATTCCTGCCGCAGTAGAATTTCTAGTAGATAACGCACTTGTCATATTAGTTCCTAGAACTTCAAAATCTTTGTTAGCTAAAACATGAAGTGCTAGTGCTGAAGCATCATCTGCATCAGGGTCAATGATATTTACTGCGTTTAATTTAGGAAGTTGTTTAAACCACTCTTCTAGGTAATACCTACGAGTGTCTTTAAGACCTCCATGTGTTGTTCTGTCTTGAATTAATCCAGAGGTAGTGTTTTTACTTACCACTTGAAAATTGTTTTCGGAGCGGACTGCTCCTGAAAAAGTTGTATTAGCCATTTAAATCTCCTTGTCTTGGCAAATGTCAGTCACACCATGTAACTGTCAAGGTTTATTCTATTATACATAAAAAAGGGCAGAATGAAACTGCCCTTTTAAAGATAAGTTTATTTAAAAAACTTACGCTGCACCTGGTGAACCAAACACGGCACGAGGATCAGAGAAACCAAAAGAATATCTTTCTCTTGCTTTATATCTCATGTTCCCAGTGTCAAAATCTGGATCCATTGCGGTTGATAGTGGCATTCTTTCAAAATGCTTTAAACCATTCGGTGCATCTGACTTAACGAAGAAAGCGTCAGTGTCAGTTAGATAATCGTTAATGGTGTATCCACCAGGAAGCATACCTGTGCTCTTGATAGCATTAACATCATTATCTGCTGTTCCAACTCTTAAATTAGTAGCCATTAATCTTTCTGCTACGAATTGTAGTTGTCTAGGAATGATTAATTTCATGCCTTTTAGAGCAATGATTAATCCTCTTTCATCTACAAAACCAGCAATCTTGATCAACGCATCTTCTAAAGATGTTTCGTTAAGATCGGCTGCAGTTGAAGGTTCGTTTGCGAAAGTTCCACCATTTGTCAATGGATGGTCTGTTGCACAAAGTGCGACCCCATCACCACCAGCAGTTGCTCCAGCAGTAAACGCATTGTTTAATACATTAGCTGCTTTTACTTGCTTTGTGTGTGCCATTGATCTTGCAAGTGCTCTTGTATAACGACCAGAAAGCTTGTCGTAAAGGTTATCCTCTACAGCTTCTTCAGTTATTGAGAACGCCATTGCAACTGTTTCATGGTTATACCTTGCAGTATAAGCTTCGTTTGCATCGTCAAATGCTACTGCATTTCCCTCAGCTTTTGTGGGTGCAGCACCAAATCCACTCAACATTACTTCTTCTTCAAACGCTCTGTCTGATGACTCAGTGTCAAAGATTTCACCATGTTGACCTTCATACCTATTATACTCCATACCAAAGAGGGCATTTAAGCCTGGCTCTAGTTCTTTGGCGAGTTGTGCTCTAGAAATTGCCATAATTAAGCCTCCTTATGATATAGCAGCATCAGCATCACCACTTGAAGAGGCGAATACATGATTGTTAATTTTAACGATATAGGAGATACCGGCGGCAGAATGGTCTGCATTAGACACATCATCATGAATCCCTACAATCATTAATGGATTTGAAGGATCTGAGTTTTCTGCGGTAGATATATCTATTGTCGCACTAGAAATTCCAGTAGTAGTGCTTCCACTAGTTCCTGTACCTAATTGTGCTGTTTTAAAAATATCTGCTTTCGCTGTAGCTCTGTCTGTATTTGTGCCATCCGAAGCAATGATAAATCTTTGTAACGGATTGTCATAAATAAAACATTTTATATCGTGGTCTGTATTGGCGGTTCCTGAACCTGCCCAATAGTTCTTCCATGTTAATTTACCAGTCGTAGCGTCAACATATTCGCATCCAGCAAACACGCCTAGGAGTTGTTTACCATCTCCATCAGCACTTGTTATGATTGCTGCAGTTCCACCCGTCAACTCAACTTCAACTGGGGAACCTTGATACATCGCTGAAGCGTCACTCTTGATAAAATATTGGTTAGTAGCACCAGAAAGAGTATTCCCAATGGTACTAACTGGCTTTAATCCAAAACTTGAATTTGCATTTGCCATATTTTAGCTCCTTATAAAATTACTCGGAACTGGGTTTAGACCCCTTTCCGAAGGTTACACGACTTTGCCTATCAGTATGAATAGGCATTGAGGGATGTTGTTCCCTCATCAAGTTTTCATCCACGGCTTTCATTTGGTTGCGGGTCTGATCCCGGAAATATTCAGTTCTCTCTTCTACCGTTTCTTTAGGTATTCGTGCTAACATTAAACCGCCAACACCAATAATTCCTTTGTCTTTGCCCTCTTCTATCACTGGATATTTAGCATGAGCATCTTCATATTCATCTGCTCTTACTGGCTCCCATCCTTCTCTCATCTTGGCATAAACATTTGTTTTATCGTCCTCACCTCTTATGTGAGTTCTAATCCAACGATGTTCATACCCCTCTGGAGCTTTTGGTGCATCCAACTTTGTTGGAGGGGCCCAAGGTTTTCTTCTTGAGCTATTTGCACGAGATTCATTCTCTCGTGAAGTTCTTTTTGCTTTTTTAGTATCAGCCATTTTTTACTCCTTCACATACTTAGCATATTCTTCAAGCGGAACATTCAAGCGTTTCGCAATTGCTATTTGCGAAGGTGTCAATTTGACTGTTCTGCGTCCCTTTGGTGATGCCGTCTTAGAGGCGGTGGCTCCAGCAGAGGCGACTCTGGGGCCTGAGGATTTTCTCGTTGTTTCCTGAAATTTATGTGGAAACTCTGATCTTATCCTATTATCAAGTTCAGTATAATACTCATCGGAGCTTGCGTCAAACCCCTCATCCTCAATTAATTGCTTATGTATGCCAAAAGCTGCATAAGTCATAGTTTGATCTTGCCCAAACCATTCATTTTTACCTGCCCATTGCTCTGCTTTGGGGTCTGGTTTAGGTGGAGGAGGGGGAGTAGCAGCAGGTGGTGTTGAACCATTTACCTGTGCTTTTTTTGCTTGTTCCTCTCTTTGAGCTTTTAATTGCTTTAATCTTGCTTCTTCCAAAGCAATTCTAGATATGTTTTGTTGTGCATCATACATAGCATCAGCGTCACCTGCCTCTAATGCTTTTTTATATGCTTCTTTTGCTGCTTGAGCTTGAGCTTCTACTCTTGTGTCAAACTCTCCAACAAAACTAGTATCTAGTTTATCTAATCTTGTTTTTAATTCTTCGTTCTGTTTTTTGACAGATTCTGCATAATCAATCGCAGATTGTTTCTGTCTCTCTTCCTCACGAAATCTGTTTGTAAGTTTGCTAATGCGTTTCTTAACAGAGTCGGAATACTCAGACAAGTCCTCATCATTTGCCACCTTTTCTTTCGTTTCGGTTGCAACTTCGGTATCTGTGCTAATATCTTCTTGTTCACTTTCTACCTCTACTTCCTGTCCTTCTTCTTCTTCTTTAACTTCTTCTTTTGTTTCTACTTCTTGCATACTTTAAGCTCCGTATGATTTGATGTCATCGGGATTGACAATGGTTGCAATGACTTCATCGTCATTGATTATTCTAACTTCTCCACCTTCTATTTGGAATCGTGAGCCAGCGTAGCGACCTATGCACACCCAATCGCCTTCTTTACACCAAGCTCCCTCTTCTCCAAATTTATCAATATCTTTATACGCTAATGAACCTAACTTCACGACATAAGCAACCACGGTTGCTCTCATTTCTTTTTCTCTTACTGGGTCTGGAACATAAACGCCACCATCTGTTTTATCTTTACCCATGTACGGCATGACTAATATTCGCCAACCTGTAGGTTGTGGTACTCGTTCTGTTAGGGATTTTTTCTTTGCTTCTTCTTCTGCTTTTTTCTTTGCTTGTCTTTGTTTAACTACATATTCAGGTACTAGTAATGTCATTGTCAACCTTTTCCAGCAGGGTTTTAATTTGATCTAATGCGTAGGTTAAACCCTGTATTTCACCTACCATTGCCTTATAACTAGACATATCAGACGCACTTCCACTCGTCAATGAAATACTTATGTCATTTATTCTATCATTCAAGGACTTTTGATATTTATGTAAAAAATCTGTAACTTTCATTATGAAATTGGTATTTTAGTTGTCATTTTTTCTAAATCACCAACTGTCATACCTTGAGGCATTCCAGGACTAAAAAAGCTAGATCTGACTGGTGTGTTCAATCTCTTTTGCTCTGCTTGATAAGCTAATAAATCCCTCATAAAGTCTCTTTTTACACGATCATCATTAGTAGGAATAGGAAAACTAGGTGAAAGTTGTTGTTGAAAATATGCAGTTAAATCAGAAGGCATTGAAGCTTTTATTTCTGGGGACATATTTCTAACAGATTCTTCTATGTATCTCTCTATATCTGTCTTTTGTGGTTTATTTATTTCATTTGTAGTTGTCATAGGATACTGGGGTAAGTCTGCTATTTCTACTCTTTTTTCTGGCATAGAAGCCGTTGCTTCAGTCATTGCTTTTTCGTCCAATCCAGCTATACCCGTGTTTAGATATGTAGTTGGTATAGGATACTGTTTTAAGTCTGCTATTTCTACTCTTTTTTCTGGAACTAAATTATAACCTTCTGGAAAATCTCCTTCTTGGTATGGTCCAGTTTCAGTAAATGGATTGTATTTAGAAGCAATAACATTTTGTACTAAATTTCTACCTACATCACTTAAATTTAAAGAAGGAAGATTAATTTGATTTTCTTCTGCTTCTTTTACTGCTTGTCTAAATCGTTCACTTTCAGATGGTAATCCTCTATTTCTACCTAACAAGTTTCTAAGTGTACTAACACCTGGGACTTTTTCTAAAAGACCCATAATACCAGAAGAAGGAACTTCTTTTACTACACCTTCAGTGGTTGGTTGTCCTATATAATAATCCCCCATTTTATAAGATTTATCAGTTATTAATGAAGGTAACCCTAAACCTTGTCGTGCTCGTAATGTGTTTACATCTGCAACACCTTGACCACCAAGTATATTTGTGTAGTCAACATTTTCTGCACCAAATAATTTAGAGAAAAAAGATTCTGGATACGGGTTTGTAGCAGTTGCACCTCTTGCTATATTATATACTTGTCCTGGATTTAAAGCACCATCAGTATCACCACCCATTATAAACGAATTATAATCTTCTGCACTACCCCCCATGAAGTCTGATACGGGTGGAGCCATATCTTCAACGCTAAAAGCTTGATCCTCTCCAAAATCTTCAAAACTATAGGGTTCGTCAACCATGTCTGCCACTAACGAACTCCCCTAAATCCTAGTCCTTGGATAGCGAGACCACCACCTTTTGATTTCTTTCTTACTAAAGCTTGTATCTTTTTTAAAGCTTCATCAGGAGTAATTTTACCTGTTGCTGCTGCATTTTGAATATTTTTAAATTGACCCATTTTTGCTTTATTAGGATTTTTAAATTTACCATTAGCCGCTTTAACTGGAGTGTCTTCTTCAGTATCTCTTGGTTTTTTCTTTTTTTTAGGTAATACTTTTATAGCCATTTTATGCTTCTCCAATACAGAAGATCCCCCATCTTTAAGTTTTCTTCCTTTGTTAACTAAATTCTTTGCCTTATTATATGACAAACCCATATCTTTTGCAAACTGTCTAATCCTTGCCATTTACTTTTTCTTCTTTGTTTTAGGTTTAGGAAAACTTTTTGGATATACTTTCTTAATAGCTTTATTTAAAAAAGTAGATTTTTCTTTTTCACTTAAATTATCTAAATAAACATTAAATAATCGTTTTTTTTGATTATCTGTCATAGTTTCATATTTAGGTCTAGGAGTTGGTGTTTTCTTTATCATTATTTTTTCCTCAACATTTTTGCTGCTTGACCAACGCCTTTAATTCCAAATGACGCGGATATGGCAATAAATAATAAATACTGGTACCATTCTGGTAAAGTATTTAATATTTCAAAACCATTTCTTACATATTCTGTCATCCCCGGAATGAAAACCAAAATTGCGGGAGCCAACAGAACTACTAAAGCAAATTCGTCTTTCCAAGAATTATCAGTGGCTTGTGCCATCTTACCTTCCCATTCAACTTCGCCTGCCGCTACTTTCTCTGCAACAGTTGCACGAGCTTTTGCTTCTGCTACTTTTGCCATTCCTTCTGCTTTTGTTTTTTCTACTTTATTTTGGAACCATGTCCCCGCTAAATTTGCTATGGGCCCTATTAATGCTTGTATCACTTTATGCTCTTCCTTTTGTTTTTTTCTGTAAATGTTTTGGAGTTGTTTTTATTTTATATACTGCATCATGAATTTTCGGTTTATTAGTTACTTTTTGTTTTGGTTTTCCCAAATTGCGTAATTTATCTTTTCTTTTTTGATGAGCATCCATTTGATTCCTATCCATTTTTTTCACAGGTTTTTTAGGATAAGGATTAATTACTTTTCCTACAGCCACACCATCACTTCTTTTGCTTTTTTGTACTACACTACCTTTTTTAGTAAAACTCTTACCTTTTTCTTTTGCTTTATTAGTTCTTTTTACAGCATCAGCCACATCCATACTAGCAAACGCAGGTTTTTTAGTTACTTGTTTAAAAGGTCTTTTAGTTGGTAATTTATTTGGTATTTTATTTGAAACTTTAGGAGAAATTTTCTTTTTACTACCTGCAATAAATTCAACTTTTGTATCTTTGCCTTTTTTATCTTTCATAAATTGTTTCATTTTAATACCTCATTTAATCCGAATACTTCTAGTATCATAAAAGTAAAGAATAATAACAATACCCCACCTGCAATTAATTTTCCACTAAAATTAGATGAAGCAATCCTTGTTGCAATAAATTCATTCCCTAATACCCGTAATGCAATTTCAAACGAATGGTCGTTTATGTTAACTGACACTGGTTTTTTTTCTTCTTTTTTCTTATCTTCTGTCATTTTTTCATCTGTTGTCTTAAACTATCTAATACATCATCTATACTTGGCTCTGGTGAATTTGGATTATGTACACACCGAAACTGACGAGGGCAACCAATAAAAGTTTCTGTAAATTCCAATTCATAAGTTTTATTTGCTCCTTCGTATATACATGCCATTCTACCTTTATGTGTCTTTTGCGTTTTTAACCTACAAGTAGTATATATTTTTTTATCTTTTTTTCTATTCTGTTTTTGTTGCCAAGACCATTTTGGTTTATTTTTGTATTTATATTCCTTCCCTCCAGAATTAAGCGAGGTAGGATATAAGACAAGCAAAAATACAATAACGATTTTAAACATATGTTCTTACCCATGTTTGCTTTCCTTGTAAAGATACGCCAACAAAAATAAAAAACCAATAACTGTACAAAATAATACAACCCAAGCAACATACTCCCATATTTTATTTATAAATGCTTTCCGATCATAAATTTCTTTCTGCCTGCGCTTCCTTATATCCCCTTCCATTTTTAAAACATCGTTCCAAGCGTTAGGCCCGTAAGTCATATTTAAAAACATTTTCATCTCATAGCGTTGTTTTTCCATTTTTTTACGAGCAACAACAGCTTCTATCGCACTAGCCTCAATTTGACTTCCTTTAAATATTTTTTGTAAAGCCGATGG